CCCCTATCTACTCCCCATGTGGACGCGGAAACTCACCTGGCCCGATGATCGGGAGAACGACTGGCTGGTCCTGCGGGACGGCAAGCCGGTCGGCCGGGTCCACCTGACGATGCTCAACAACCCGACCCGCGAGGTCTGGGCGTGGTTCAAGCAGACCCATCCCGGCAGGAAGGGCGAGGCCGAGACGCTGGCGGGCGCGCTGGAGGCCGTGCGGGCTGCGATCCTGGCGGAGGACGCATGAAGAAGCCCGCCGGTCAGGATATTTCGGGATGCGGCGATGTGCGCTAGACGCTTCATCCGCAGTCAGTGCTAGTTTCCCCGCAGGCAACGAGACTACACTATGCCCAAGATCCGAAAACCGCAGTTGCAATCCATGTCGATGCGCCGCCAGGACAGCACCCCGCACCGCATCTTTGCCGTCATCGCAATCGGCATCACGTTCTGCTTCCTCCTGCTGGACTGAACATGAAGAAGCCCGCCGGTGAGGGCGGGCTGGGGGTGGCGGAAGTAGAGTCGCAGATAGACTATCCAGCCATTTGTTTCATGAGGATAAAAGCAACGTCCTTCTGGTAGTCTGTTGGCAGAGAACCGATGCGCGGAGATTTATACCCTCGCCAACACCCAAAGAATTCCGGCGTCCACGGCAAAAGGACCCTATTCGTAGGGTCCATGTCAAACCTGGTCGCAACAGCCAGTCCGCATGCGTCTAGATCGACGTAATTTTGTACGATAACGTCCTGATCCATCCTCGACCATGTCTTGAGGTTCTTCGTTCCGAACGCGACCTCGCAACCATACTGCTTGGCCTCGTCGTCTCGCGCCACTCTCAGAACCAAACAAGGGCGCAGCCGCAGCTCGCCCTTGGGTTTCGTTTCCGGAAAGTATGCCGCCACCAAGTCCATTACAGACGGCGGACTATCCATCCAGTCACATGCTGACGACGGCTCCGAACCCATCAATCACCTTCCACCGGGGGTCCGAAATGTCAGTTTTAGCTTTCTTCCGAAGCTCTTGGATAGCCGCGGCTGTAACATCATCATCATATTCGAAGGCTTCAGCTGGGAAGTGCCGCTCAACCCGAGCAGACCCGCCGTTAGCCTCGGCAGAATGCTTCGGTTTCCTCTGACCCATCATATTCTCCAGTCTGGTCACAATCAGGATATGTTCAGCTCAACGCGCTATTCAACGATTCTGTCGTTCTTGTGACCACATGACACGCGCTTGAGCCGTATCGGCAGCAACACGCCTCATACTTCCAGTGGTCATCTTTACTCTGCACCTTAACATTTGTGCAACCGAAAAGTTCCTGACGCCCCCCTCACCCGTCCCTCTCCGCCTCGACCATGGCCACCCATGCGTCGCTCCCGAGGGCTGTCCGCAGCACCATGTCCACCTGCACGAGGTAGCTGCGCCACATCGGCTCTCCATCGTAGTTGATGTTCTCCGGGTTGCCGTCCAGCTTGCACAAGGCACGGGCGGCTTGTTCGCGGGGAGGTCTGGTCTTGCGGCTCATGCCCCCACCCTCGCACCGCCGCCGACGATTCTGCAATCATGACATCCGCGGCCCCGGAAACCCATGGAAAGCAAGGTGTCAAGCCTCGGCATCATGACATCGTCAACTCCGATCTGGCTCCGATCCGGCGCCCGTCCGGCTCCGATCCGGCCCCAACCCCAGCCTCAACACAGCGTTCCCGGCCTGCCGACGATTCTGCAACTGCCGGTAGCGCCTGCCAAAGTCTCCGGTGGGCAAGCCTGTGGACCACAAGATGCAGCGGTTGTTCGCTTTCCGTTCCCGGGGCATAGTCGGGCTGCCATCAGGGAGAATGGTATGAGGGAAGAGAAGGAAATCGACCGCCGCTTGGATCGCATGATCGAGATCGCGGATGAGCTAGACGTATCACTCGACCATGTGGTCAAGCACATGGGCCGCTGCGATCAGACCACTTTCCGGGCGTTTTCGGACAATCCGTCCCTCTTGCCCCGATACACGAAGTCCAGGTCCACCCCGTAGAGGTCGCACAGGCGCTCGGCGTTCTCGACCGGGATGCGGCGGATGCCCTTCACCCAGTTGTTGTATGTCGAGACGCCGAAGCCATGCTTCTCCGCCCAGTCACGCTGGTTGAGGTCGGAGAACCCAACGCGGATGGCTTCAAGCCGTTGGCCGATATCGAGGAACTGAGGCTCGTCTGACATGGGCCGCAGATTCACAAAATGTGAAATCTTCGGCAAACCACCAAATGTGGATTTGATGCAATCCACATGATGTGGATATAGTGCCGTCATGACCACAGCATCCGACCTTGCCGACGCCCTCGGGCGCAAGACCATCGCAGACGCCCTCGGGGTCCTCCCGCAGGCGGTGAGTAATGCCGTTGTCCGGGGCTGGTTCCCGTCATCGTGGTTCCTCGCCGTGAAGGCCATCGCTGACGCTGAGGGGCAGCAGTGCCCCCCGGAACTGTTCAAGATGCGCTCTCATCCCCCCGCACATGGCAACGCCACGCCCGCAGGGCAAGAGGGGGCGGCATCGTGAATGCGCCCCTCACATGGGAAGCCTGCGCCGATGCGGGGTTGGCCCTGCTGATCCCCTGCCTGATCGTCTGGTGCCTCTGGGAGACCCGGCAATGACCTGGCGCACCGCATCACGCCGCGAGGACGCGCGCGCCCGGCTCATGCTGGACATGCGCGGAGACGGCATGTCCGCTGGCGTCATCGGCCGCCTGTTCGGCATGACCGGCAGCGCCGTCCGTGTCGCCACCAACCGCGTCCTCGACGCCGACCTGCGCGAGAGCGGGGAGCCGGCAGAGGTCGTGCGGGCTGCGTATTGGAGGGCGGGGTGATGGGCATCCTGCGCGAAGAGCGGATTGGCGGGCAGCGGCTGATCCTGGGCAACTGCCTTGAGGTGATGCCCCAACTTGGCGTCGTTGATGCGGTGGTGACGGACCCCCCTTATGGGATTGGCTATTCCCCCGGCTGTGGTGGAGGCGGCATTCGACGCAAAGACGGGAGCCGTTACGAAAAGCGCTTCACGGGGAAAGACCTTGTAATCGGCGATGACAAGCCGTTCGATCCATCCCCTATCCTGGCCATTGGCGTCCCCACCATCATGTGGGGCGGCAATCACTTTGCAAGTCGGCTTCCCGATAGCAAATCATGGCTGATCTGGGACAAGCGCCGCGGGACTTCGACTAACGATTTCGCAGACGCCGAGATGGCGTGGACCAATCTGCAGACCCCCGCTCGCTGCCTGCCGCACCTTTGGAACGGCATGCTGCGCGACAGCGAGAGGGGTGTTCCCAGAGTCCACGCGACACAAAAGCCAATCGTCGTGATGAAATGGTGCCTCAGTTTTATCCCTGACGCCAAGACCATCCTCGACCCATTCATGGGCAGCGGCACCACGCTCGTCGCCTGCCAGCGCACTGGCCGCGCAGGGATCGGCATCGAGATCGACCCGGTCTATTTCGAGACAGCCTGCCAGCGTGTGGACGAGGCCGCGCGTCAGCCGGACTTCTTCACCGCCCCGCCCGCCAAGCTGGTGCAGGAGGGCTTCCTATGAGCGCGCTGGAAGCCCTCTGCAACGCCGCCATTGGCCTGCTGGTCTCATGGGCCGCGACCTTCTTTGTCCTCGGCTACAGCGCCACCGGGTCGCTGGCAGTGACCGCCATGTTCTTCGCCCTCTCCTTCACCCGCAGCTACCTCCTGCGGCTGGTTTTCAGGAGGCTCGCATGACCCTCTGCACCTTCCTCGCCCTCTGGGGCTTCGCAGCCATCCCTACCACGCTGTTCGTCGTGGCCCTGTTCAAGGGCGGCAGCGGCCCGCGGTCCCATACGGGTGGCAAATGATGCTCTGGCTCATCGCAGAACTGATCCTCTCCGGCAGCGTCGTCACGCTGCAGCCGACCACCGAGCCGGGCGCCATTGCCGAGGTCATCTTCGACAACCGCATGGTCAACGATGCCGACGACAACGGCACTTACAGCCTGTCCATGGACGGGCTGAGCATCGCCGTGGACTTCCTCTGGAACGCCGAAGGGTCGGCCGACCGCATCACCGTCACCCCGCCGGATGGGGTGCTGTGCCGCCCGTCCTCCTGCGCCCTGACGCTGCCCGAGGACCAGTCCGGGCGGCTGGTGCTGTTCGAGTTCGAGGGCATGTGATGCGCATTACCCTGACCATCCCGGGCCGCCCCTACGCCAAGAAGCGCCCGCGCTTCTCCCGCAAGATTGGCCGCGCCTTCAATCCGGCAGAGAACGCCGTGGCCGAGGCGTCCATCGGCGCCATCGCCGTGCCGCATTTCCCGACGCCCTTCCCCGGCCCGGTCCGGGTCGAGGTGATCGCCACCTTCGCCATTCCGGCCAGCTGGTCGAAGCGTAAGGCTGCGGAACACCTGCACCGCCCGCACTGCCAGAAGCCGGACGGCGACAATATCGTCAAGGCCTGCCTCGACGCGCTGAACCGCATCGCATGGGCTGATGACGGCCAGGTCTATTCCGTCTCCGTCTCCAAGCATTGGGGCCTCGCCGACCAGACCGTCATCCATGTGGAGGGCGGGTCATGCTGACGATTGACACCGGCCCCGTCGATCACGGCCCGCTGCGGCTGGTGCCGGACTGGTTCATCGACCAGTGCCCGGATCATGGCGACGTGCCGCGCGTCTGCCGCGCCTATGCCGAGCACCTGGTCGGGCAGATGGCAGGTCCGGTCAAGCTGGACACCGTGCGCAAGCACCTCGCCGCGGCCCTGCCGTTCCTGCGGGAACTGGCCGAGATCGACCCGGCCTCCTTCGACTGGATCATCACCGAATACGCAGAGCGGTCCTTCGCCGCCGTCTGCGCATCCGCGCCGGGCGGTCCCCCGGCTTCCAACGCCCCAATCGGGCAAAACGACAAAGGAAACTGAGATGAACGCTTTCGCCAACTTCGACACTGGTGGCTCCGGATCGGAAGGCCCGTGGCTGCAATGGTCGGCCCGCGGCACCCAGGACGGCGCGATCCCCGCGAAATCCTTCCTGATCCGCGATGCTGACGGGAAGCAGCAGTTCGACGGCTTCAACACCGGGGTCGTGCTCGACATCAGCACCATGAAAACCGGCTGGTGCTATTCCGAAGGTGTCGCCGGGCAAGCCCCCGACTGGAAGATGAACCCCTCCCTGTCGCAATTCCTGCCCGACCCCTCCATGGACGGCCGCGACTACAAGAAGGGATTCAAGATCCGCTGCGCCATCGGCAATGGCAAGACCGCCAGCTGGGACCAGGCCGGGGCCTCCGTCTGGAATGCCTTCGTGGCCCTCGTTCCGGCGCTGCAGCAGCAACCGGCGCCCGACCTGTTGCCGCTGGTCCGCATGACCGGCGCCAAGTTCGAGCAGTTCAAGCGCGGCAGCACCAACACGCCGATCCTCGAGGTCGTCAAATGGGTGCCGCGTCCCGACTGCCTGAAAGAGGGCGCCGCGGCTGGCATTGCCACCGAGGACGCCCCGCAGACTGCGCAGCCCGCCGTTCAGCAGGCCGCGCAGTCCTCGGTCCCTGCAAGCGCCCAGTTCTGACCCCGGCGCACAAGCACCGCTCGCCCCTCACGGGGCGGGCACACCCTAGCACAAGACCGCAAGAGGCAGGCAAGTGGTGCCCGAGCAAAAACTCTCCCCGGACACAGCACAGATCGAAGCCCACCTGCGGCACCTGACCCGGCGCTGGCATGAACTGGGCCAGCCTGTCGTCATGGAAATCGTCCACCTGACTGCGGACGACAAGGCTATCGTCAAGGACGTGTCCCGGTTCTCCCCAGACGATATGGGGATATCCCTTGCGGTAGATCACATCGCCGCCATGAACGCCCATGGCGTCAACAGCTACGTCACCGTGAACCCCATAGACGCGACGCGCCCGCTCCGCGCCGGGCACCGCGCCGATACCGCCGATATCGCAGGCAGTTTCTACCACTTCGCCGATGGCGACACCCAGCAGGCGGCCGACAACATCCGCAACTTCGTCGGCCCGAAATGCACCTTCGTCGTCGTCACCGGCACGGTCCCGCATGTCCGCCCCCATGTCTATTGGGAACTGGAAGAGCCGACCCGAAATCTGCCCGCGTGGTCGCGCATCCAGGCTTCCATTGCTGCCACCCTCGCCACCGACAAGGTGATCGACGCCCCCCGCATCATGCGCGTGGCCGGCTCGATCAACTATCCAAAGCCCGAGAAGCGCAACAAGCGCGGCTACATCACCGAACTGACCAGCATCCATATCCACGATCCCGACGAGCGCCCGCCGGTCACGTCCGAACAGATGGACCGCGCCTTTCAGGGCCGCCCCGCCTCGCCCGCCTCGGGGATCCAGATCGACACCGGCAACGACTACGGCCCCGCGCTGGATCGCGCCCTCGCCATCGCCAGCATCAAGGCCGACAGCAACTGGCGCAACAACGTCAAGGCTCTGGTGGCATCCTACGTCGCCCGCGGCTGGACCGATGATGAAATCCTCGACCGATGCGATGCCTTCACCCTGCCGGGCTACACCGCCGATGACACCCGCAAGGACGTGGCGGCCTTCATCCAGTGGACCCGGGAGCAGGAAGCCCGCAACGGCGGAAAGTTCGCCACCAGCCCCACAGGGCAAGGCGCGGAGGCCCACCAGTTCCGCGAGATGTCGGAAGCCGAAAGAGAGGCAGTGCCGGGACTTGATTTCAAGCCTTGGGGCATTCGCAACCTCGCCGCCATCCCACACCCGGAATTCATCTACACGGACTTCTACGCCCGCGGCTACACGTCGCTTACGGTTGCCCCGCCCAAGGTCGGGAAGTCCATGTTGGGGCTGGCAGAGGCGGTCGATATGGCCTCAGGCCGGGGAACCCTGTCCGGCGCGCCGCGCGATCCTCTCCGCGTCCTCTACTACAATGCCGAAGACGACCAATCCGTTCTGGACGCGAGGGTGGCGGCGCTGCTCTGCCACTACGGCGTCAAACAGGAAGAGGTGGCGGAAACCCTCTTCCCGGTCTCCGGCGTGGATGCCGAGGGCTTCTACATGGTCACCGGGCAAGATGGCGTCATCAATGAAACTCTGTTCGTCGCGCTCGAGAAGTTCATCGCCGCGCAGCGCATCGACGCGCTGATCTTCGACCCCCTGCAAGACCTGTCCAGCAGCCCGGAGACGAACGAGGTCTTCCGCGCCCTGGGGCAGCGCCTGCGGCGCTTTGCCAACACAACCAGAGTCGCCATCGGCCTGATCCACCATACCCGCAAGATGCAGCCCGGGGCGACCGCCACCATGGATGATTCCCGGGGCGGGGGCGCCCTGCGCGGAACCAGCCGCTTCAACCGCCTGCTCCTTCCAATGACAGAGGACGAGGGCATCAAGGCCGGGGTGGAAAACCATCGCCATTTCATGCGGATTGGTGAAGTGGAGGCAAACCTTGCCCCGCCGTCGGCAGACGTGAATCGGTGGTTCCAGAAAATATCGGTGCCAATTCCCAATGGGCATGACATTGGCGCGGTGGAGCCGTGGGTTTGGCCTGACGCATTCTCCAATGTCACCCGCGAAGATGCCTGCCGGGTGCAAGCGGCATTGCGTGAAATGGAAGATGAGCCGCCCAGGCTCAATACCCAGTCGGCACAATGGGTCGGATATGTCGTCGCTCGGGTTCTTGGGGTGGACGCAGATGACAAGGCAACCCGCAACCGCATTGGAACCATGGTCAAGACGTGGATCAAGACCGGCGTTCTAGATGTCGTGGAGATCAGAGACGCGCGCGCCGGGCGGGACGTGAAGGCCGTTTTGGCAGGTCAGAACAGCCCCATGACGCAGGTGGACGCATGACCCAGCTTCCACACCTTTCCACACCTTTCCACACCTGCCACCACACCTGCGACCCACACCAATCCACACCACCACACCCATCCCTTATGGGGTGTGGGGGTGTGGTGTGGAAGGGCGGCGGCGTGGTGGCGCCCCACACCCCACACCTCACCCGGAGGATGACATGATGCTCAAAGCCATCGAAACCCGCTATCACGGCTATCGGTTCAGATCGCGTCTTGAAGCGAGATGGGCTGTCTTCTTCACCGCCCTAGGCTTGAGGTGGGAATATGAGGCCGAGGGATTCGACCTGGACGCTGGCTGGTATCTTCCTGACTTCTTCCTGCCAGATTTGAATGGCGGGGTGTGGGTCGAAGTAAAGCCCGACACGAATGGACCGCTAAATGACCCGCGGTGGTATGAGTTGGTGCACCGGAGTGAAAAGGGGCTACTTCTCGCAACCGGTGTTCCCGAAATCCGCATCTATTCCTTACTGTGTCCAGAGGATGAAGGTTCTCTGGGGTGGGGGATCATCGGACCGCATTGGTGCGATGTTTGCTTTAACAAGAAATATCTCCCCCCGAGAAATCACGACGGTGATCCAAGAATTTTCTGGCAGCCGGGCGGCATAGAAGACGCGAATTGCTTCGGTGAAGTTGAGGCCGCGAAGTCTGCCCGCTTCGAGCATGGCGAGGGCCCAGCATGACCGCCCCCTCCCGCCCCCGCCGCGAACGCAAGGGCGACCGGCTGCTGTGCCC